TAAATGTTGACAATCTGTTTGCAAATCCATCTAGTAACAATGGTTTTAGTTTTTTTAATAATGTATATATCGATCCTTGTGTTAGATCGATTTGTTCAACAACCATAAGACTACGGTCACGAGTGAGATCCATTATGGTTTCTATGTAAATTCCGGCGTGCATTTGAGTGAATTAAAATAAGTATATGAGACTCATTTTAATACATTTTAATTAAATATAGTTCTCGGCATTTCGGAGTGAACCTTTGTTTATAGTGTAACAGTTTTTAATAAATTTACTCAAAACCTTCGGAAATTGATTGTGTTGGAAAAATAAGTATGAAGCCCCATTCCGGCAGGCATAGTTTACTTCTTCTTGTTTCTCTTGGTTTTCTGGGGCTTTTCGGGTTCAATTGGAGTTGTTGCGGCAGCAGCCGTTGCCCTTTGTTGCTCTTCAAGTAACTTCTTTGCTTTTTCCAGTTGTCTTCTCTCCAATTCAGCACGCATACGCTCTTGTTGCTTGCTCTTTGTCACGCGTCGACCCATTTCAGCCTGCATCGCACCTGTTTGTGCCTTTGACATGTTATTGAGACCGAATTTTGAGAGAAGGTCCTTCATTCCCTCGGCACCAGGCATGTCCTTGAGGTTGTTCATATATTGTGATGCTTCTTCGAGGAGTTCGCTCTCCTTGATCTCTCCACTCTTAATCTTGCTGTCCAACTTGTCGCCGACCTTCTTTGCCAATTCCATAAGTTTCTGAGGATTCTTGATGAGTTTCTTGAATACGTCCTTCATGTCGGTGATTCCCTCGGCATCAATATCGAGTTCACTGGCAACCTCTTCTGCAATGTCCTTGGCGAGAGAACCGATCTTACCGCTGAAAATGCCCTTCAAATGATTCTCAACATCCTCTCGATTGGGGATGTTTTCCGAACTAATTCCGACACCAGAAATGTCCTCACACATCTCTGCAAATCCTTTGAATGTTTCCTCAATTTTGGAACTGAATTCCTCTTCATTAATCGCCTCGAATAACTTCGCAGTGTCTCCAAACGAATCCATATTTTCCGTGTCAGGGACAACTGAAAAAAGGATGAGTTGAAGATATTGCCAGATGACATTCTTGGTGTTTTCACTGATGTTTGACTTCCAAAGCAGAGAGAAATCTACACTAGGAAGCAATTCGACTGGCGAAGATGCGAACAAATCCTCATTCTTGTAGAGAATATTGAAGAAATGCTTCGGATAATTCTCTCGACAAAACTCGTATGTTGCGTCATTTACACAAATTTCGCCCAATTCAGGAAAAGTATTTGTAAGATCAGCACAGAAATCGTTGGCCAACTTGAAGAAATTGTCACGAGCATCACGAGCATCACGTGTATTTTGTTCTGACATTGATGTTTTTAATATACAACGAAATGTTTATATTCATATTTAACATAAACATTTAATTAGCAAAATAATTGCCTTTGGCGAATTTTAATGCCTTTGGCTTAATTTATTGCCTTTGGCTTAATTTATTGCCTTTGGCTCAATTTATTGCCTTTGGCTCAATTTATTGCCTTTGGCTTATATACATCGTACTGATCTTTGTGAGATTCTGAATATACTTCATCGCCTTGGATTGATTCTCAGTACCCATATTTCGCACCGGATTGCGGAGTTTATCAATAATACGCTGAACTTCGTCACGCTTCTCCGAACCATCTACATCCGTACTATAATCACGGTCAATAAAGAATGAAATGTCGCCTCCCGCAATTGCATCCGAATACTTGGAAATATACTTGTACCAAATCTTAATAACTGCTGTTGGGTTGAACGACTTCATGTTCGCAAAAGCAGTGCGAGCCATCTTAATATCACCGTCATCAGGGAAGATGGAGATGAGATCATCAATGAACTCAGTGAGATGGTTGTTGAATGCACCGACGAGAGTAGTCATGTTGTTAAGTTATTAATATATTGCCGCAATTTATTTATATTGTTTTGAATGTAAATTAAAAAGATTTTAATGTAGTATTCAAACAAACATGTGTTCTTTCTTGGCAAAAAATGTTATAAATAGGCAGTGTAACTTAATGATTGACAACGAAATTGCAGTTCTGAACAAAATGCTCAATAACGAAGTTTGCGATGTTGGAGAGAATTGGGGTATATTGTATCATGTTGACTATTACCACCCGGATGCTGTTCTATACCACACAAATGACGCAGGAAAAATGAGAAACAAAGTTCTTAAACTGCTATCTGCTTATTACAGACACGAATATTCGTTTTCAATGCCCAATATAATTTTGTTTAAAGTTGTTGAAATTAATCCACAGTTGGTTACGCTTGATTTTCTGGATAGAACACAATCAGAGTATTATTATATTATAAAGAACTGTAAATTCAACAAGAGTATTAATCAAACTGTCCCATTTCTTATTGGTGCTTTCGACAGAGTTATAAGAATTATGGTTGATTATGCGTTTGTTTTCGAGAGAAATATCTCGAGAGAAAGGTTGATTGCGTTTTATAAAGAGAAAACTGGTGTGACTTGCGTTAAATGGCACAAAACAATTGCATCTATGCGGGGTGAGTTGGCTAAGTGCAAATTCGACGAAATATGGCATGAATTGGAGAGAGAGAATTAGCGTCTAGGTATTTGCACTTGGCTATCGCGTTCTTGCTTTAATCGTCCCATGTCAACGGCAACACCCTTGCTTTGACTATCCGGTGGTGTTTGAATTGAATCAACATGATCTATGTGAGCAAAACCGTGCATCATTGAGAGACCGCCATTTCCTTGAGCAGACATTTGGTCGGCATCTAAACTCAAGTAAGAGTAATTGTCAGACATTCCATTCATTTCACTGGATGAGAACGCTAATGGTTCTGCATTAGTGAAACCTCCTAAAGAACTCACATTGTTTTGACCTTTTGGCAATAATTCTCCTAAAATTTGTTGATCTCCTTGAACTAGGTTGAATCCGTTGTTAAGAAGCATGAGTGATGGAACATGGGTAATATTCGGTGGTAGCGGCACTAATTGACCATTGTCAAGAACAACGCTTCTAGTTCCGTCTTCATTGCGAACTCGTTTGTCGATACATATGTAGCAAATGTCTTTTGCCGTGTAGTTGCGAGACAATGAATAAAGAACGGTTTTGCTACTATTACAATTATTGCTGTAATACAATATGTATTTCATTTATATATTTAAAATAAGTGTGTTTCGAGCAAAATACGCAAATGAAAAAATTGAATTGTAAAAAAGATCACTTAAACATAATTAATTTATCTCTCTTTAGTAGACAACAATGCCTAAAATCGCCAACCTCAACGAAACCGACGGAGTTCTCTCGTTCACAATTTCCGATGTGAATGTGAGTTTCGCGAATTCGCTGCGTCGCATTATTATTAGTGAGATCCCTGCCATCGTCATTCACACTTTCCCTGATGAAGAGAATGATCTTAACATCACCATCAACACGACACGCCTGACAAATGAGCAGATCAAGCAACGGGTTGGAGCCATACCGATTTACATCAAAGACCAGACGATTGACCTGAGTGACTATCTCATTGAGTTGGACATGGCCAATACAACGGACAACATTATTTATGCTACAACTGAACATCTGAAGATTAAGAAGTTGAGCAGTGATAAGTATTTGGATGATGCAGAACTGAGAAAGGTGTTCACTGCTAACAAGATGACTGGTGGATTCATTCCAATTGTTCGTCTGCGTCCAAAGATTAACAGCGAAACCAAGGGGGAACACATCAAGTTCACTGCGAAAATGTCCATTAAAACTGGCAAGGCGAGTGGCATGTACGTTTCAGCGAGCACTGCAGCATATGGATTCACTCAAGACAAGTTGCGTCAAGTGGAAGAATGGACAAAGGTCGAGAAAGAGATGCTCAAGACTATGAAGCCCGAAGAGGTTGAGTTTGAGAAGAAGAATTGGATGGTGAGCGAAGGACGCAGAATTACACTGACTGATAGTTTTGACTTCTTGGTCGAAAGTGTTGGAGTGTATGACAACGTGGAACTAGTGAAGACTGCATGTGACATCTTGAATAAGAAGGTGGCGTCAGTTGTCGCTGGGGTAGATGGGAATGAACTTAAGATTCAAGAGGCAAAGACGACAATGCCTCACTGTTTCGATGTTCTTTACAACGGCGAAGATTACACGCTATCGAATGTTATTGACAGCGTCTTGTATGCTGACTACTACTCAACCGGAAAGTTGGCATACATTGCTACTAAGAAACTTCATCCTCACAACGATTACATTGTCATGAGAATGGCAGTTAAGGAGGATCCAGCGATTCGTGATGACCAGTACATTGGAATTGCGAAAAATTACATTAAGGATGCCTGTGTGAAGGCGATGCAAATTGTCAATGAGATTGTTGATTTGTTTTAAATTGTATATATGATTGTTTTATGATTGTTTTATTATTGTTTTCACTTTATTTTTTGTTTGAATGAAGTGAAATTGTCATGATTTTTGTTGAATAATCAGATAAAACACATAAAACTATTATATTCAATTATAATAGATAATGGAACCAGAAACACAAAAAGAAGAAGCATCATCCATTGTTATAGAATTGGGTGACATTATACAAGTTGAAGCACCAAACAATAGCGATATTCATGACAAGATTTTTTTCGTCAATTACATCGATTCTACACAAATTCAGGCATTCGACAACAAAGATCTGAAGAAATATGTATTCAACATTTTAGATGGAATGCTTGCGGATCAGAGCATAACAAGCATTTCTATTCTTTTTAAACACCCTGAAAAGGGGTATGCTCGCCAGAATGGTCTTCTTAAAAATAAGTGGATTACGATGGAATTTGGCGGTGATGTTCCTGTTCTTGTAACTGGTCAAATTACTAATTTGGAGGAAGACATGATTGAGATCAAGACTTATCCAGAGGGAGAAACTATTTATATGGATTTTGCGTTTAAAGGATTGCCTCTTGATATTCCGATTCAAACCATTAAAATTCGTGCTGAACCAGCGGCTTTAAAGGACCTCGAACCATCTCCAATTACACCAGATGAATCGGTTGTTACTGAAGAGGCCGAAGGTGCTGAACCCGACGAGGACATCATAATAGACGAAAATCTCATTGGTGTATCCACTAAAGATGTGAAATCCAAGTTGCGTCAGGTGATCATGGACGCAGACGACATTGTTTTCGGTGAGGACTTGGGTGAGGTCGACGAGGTGGTTGATGTCGGAGAGAAACAGCGTCGCTATGGTATCGAAACGCAGATGAATGACTTAATGGATGAGATGTTGTCGACAATACCAAATGCCGAGAGAACTCGCACTGTACTTAACAGAATCCACTTATTAATCGAGCGATTCAAACAACTCCGTGCACAATTCTCACAGTTTGACGATGGAGGTAATGCTAATAGAATTCCCAAGAAGTGGTCCGACACAAATAAACCGGCGATTGATGTGTTGACTCGTCTCTCTCGTAATTTAACTTGGATTCTCCCAATTGTCACCAACACCAAGAAGGTTTACAACTTAATTGACGATGAAGAATCTGCAAATATAGTAAACAAGAACTTACTCAATGATTTAACAGATGAAGTGAAAGTTGTGACTGCTAGTGACCTTGATTATGATAAAAAGGCAACACAGGCTGCGAAATTTAGGAGACCATTTGACACAGTGGCTGAGGATGAGCAGCATGTTCTTGGAAACATTAATGTTGATACTGAGATTGATGTTGTCGTTGCTTCTCTCGAGAACTTTGCTAGCACAGTGGTCAAGAATAACGCTGCCAAATCACGCAGGTTTGTTATTAATCGCTACAATTTAGGAGAGAAACGCCTCAAATCATCGTTTATTCGTGGTTCTAAAATGAATGCAGATGAGTACTCAATTACTAAGAATGATTTGGCACAAGTCACTGGTTTCGTAGTATTGCCACAACAATATGTGAGATTTGCAGGAATTAAGTTGCCCGCCACCAACATTTATAATAAGGCAAACATGTCTCAGGCTCGTCTCCGTTATTGGCAGTTATTAAACGAGATGATTGAACCGAGTGTGTTGTCATACAACATTATAGACGAAGAACGTGACCGTGAACTAGATGAAGATGAAGAATTGGACAACTATTTTAGATCTGTATTCATTCACAATACTTATGGCAATAAAATTTCACAAATGAAGAACAAGTATGCTGCATTTTTAAACAAGGTCATTCCACGCACATCGTTTTTGTTCGAACTTCTCTCGTCGTACATTTCTAATAAATTGTCATATGACGAAGTTGTTGCTTATTTGGAGCCATTTATGATTTATGATGACGCTGTTACATACAAGAATTATGAGGAAATCGCGGCATTTGTTCACAACAATATAGTGGAATTCCGCAAGAATTACGAGAAAAACAAGACGGAATTCTTAAAAATGCGTAGGTTGCTCGCCGAAGAACACACGCGTGTCTTTTTGAATGATACATATGACATTAAAAATAGAATCTATGACTCATCGGTGCCAACCATGTTCACTGATTATTCTGTCAGTGGATTCTATGACTCGGTCTTTCGCACATTAGCCCCTATGCGTGATCCAACTGGAGCAAACCCGATATTATTCGGTGCATCTGAGATTCTGACTAAAACCGGTGAATTGGACCATGGTCGTGCTCTTCACTTGGCAATGGCGTATAATGGATCGAAGAACTTGGTTGGGTTCGATGTTGACTTGGAGAGCAGAATTGATCGCAAGATTTCGACCGAAACAAAGCAGAATGAAGATGTAAAAAATGATGATGTTTGCCAATCGTACGTGCTTGCAAAGAAATATGTGGATTTGCAAGAATTGGATGACGATAATGGGCGCAATGAAATTTATTTTGATAAGCAATATGATGAAACTCGTTATGACATTATTTTTGAGTACAAGAGTCAGCGTGATTCCATGCCGAGAGAAGAATTTATCAACTTTTTGGAACAGAAATTGATGGAATCAGTTGGACTCTCTGAGCGTGCTGCGGTTCGTGAAGCAAATGCGATTTATGATGGTAAACGCAAGGTTGATGACGGTGATTGGGCTGTTCTCGAGGTTGTTCGTGATGAAGAAAAAGGGTCCGAGTTGATGTATTACGAACGTCGCGGTGGAAAATGGGAATATGATCCTAATGGTTACAAAGAGAAATACAATCTTGCAACTGTAAATCAGGATGAATTCTGTGAAATGAATCCGATCGACAATTGTTACAAGGATGGTCCCGATTGCAAGAGTGCCGATGTTCTTAATGCTGAACTCAACAAGAAGTTGATGGAGGAAATGGCCCGCGAAGTTCAGATGGAATATCAACATAATATTGATGATTTTAAGAAGAAGATTGAGACCGAGATGAAAGACTATTACTATTACGGCAACAAATACAAGGGAACAACCGAAGGACGTTTTACAAAGTTGTATGACATTTATTACTATAATAAGATCAAGACCAACTTAGTGAAGGCATACATTGGAGAGAATCTGGGGGAGAGAAATGTTGTCGTATCACCTTGGCAGAAGTTATTCCACATTATTCTTGGTCAATCAGACTTTATTAAAAAACAGCATGACATTATTCGGTTTGCTAACAATTATACCAAGGAAGATAAGACGAATCCGTTTATGTTGGCATGCAAAGATACGGGTGTTCCACTTGTTCCGACATTTATGATCGAATTGGCAAATGCGGCAACCGGAATGAGTTCAATGACATATGATAAAGTGCTCGATCGCATATGCAAAGATGATAGAGCCACA